ATACGGACTATTAGCCGCATATTCATTTTTAGGACAAAGCTCAGCAGCTTATATTGTTAGAGCAGATGTTGATTTAACAACATTGCGTCCACAAAGCTCAGCACCAACTGGTCCTGCAGCAAACAATACATATTGGATTAACCCAAGCAAATCTAACTGGGGGCTATTTGTTTATGGCGCCAATGGTTGGGAAGCAGTTACTCCAACAGTAGAAATTACAGACGGTTCAGCACCATCGGCAGCAGTTGTTACAGGTGGATACCTAGTAGCAGTAGCAGCCAAATCTGGAACTACTGAAATCGAATACTATAAAGAAAGCGGCGGCGCATGGGTAACAGCAGCAATTAATACATTTGCACCACACTACAGTGAACCAGCTTCACCAAGTGTTGGAGACGAATGGGTTAAAACTACTACACCAGGCAGTGGCTTTAAATTAGACATATCAAAATACACAACAGCAGCAGGTTCATTTGTAGCACAACCAGTTCATTATGCAGACGATAATGCACCAGACGGAACTACAAGTGACATTTTCCAAAACGGAACATCTGCAACAGCTAGAACATTAGCTGAAGGTGATTTATGGTTAGATCACGCAACAGACGAACTTGTAATTAAAGTTTATACTTCAGGCGCATGGGCTAACTTAGTTGTAACAGCAGCGTCAACAATGCCAACAGGAACACCTGTTAACGGCACTGTATGGCATGATGGTGATATCAACGAATTAGCAATTTTTGAAGTTGCACTTGATGGTGGAACACAAAAATGGCAACGTGCAACTAACGTAGCATACGGAACAGGTGCACCAGCAGTAGGCGGTGTAGGCGATTATTGGGTCGACACTGACGAAGCAGGCTACCCAGCAATTTACCGTTCAAACGGTGCTTCATGGGTTAAGAAAGACAATGCAGACCAAACAACATCAGCAGGTGTCGTATTTGGCGATATTACAGCTAACGATACAACAGCAGGTGGGTTTGAAGGAACATTATTAGCAGGTTCTCCAGATCCATTGTTACACCCAGTTGGAACAACTGGTATTAACATGTGTCGTTCAGGTGGAACAGTTAGAATGTATAATTCAGCACTAACAACAACTTGGAAATGGCGTAACCATGCTCCAGCACAATTTGATGGATCAGGTTCATTTGGTAGACATGCTCAAAGAGCAGTTGTAGTAGCGGCAATGCAAGCAAGTGCAAGTGCTTCAGAAATACTTGAAGAAACAGTAGCATTTAGCTTAATAGCAGCTCCAGGTTATCCTGAAATGACTGACGAAATGGTAACAGTAAACAGTAACCGTAACGAAACAGGTTTTGTTATTATTGATGCTCCATTACGTGCAAACCCAACTCAAGCAGTTGATTGGGTAAAAGGCGTAGGCGTAACAGCAAATGGCGAATCAGGACTAGCTACTAAGAATACTTACAGTGCGGTTTATTATCCACATGCATTAACAACTAACCCAGCAACTGGCGACAACGTTGTTGCTCCAGCATCACACATTGCATTATATACATTTGCATACAGTGATAACGTGAGCTTCCCATGGTTTGCACCAGCAGGCTTAACACGTGGTCAAGTTCAAAATGCAGCTAATGTTGGACATTTAACAGCAGAAGGTGAATTTAAAGCAGTATCACTTACACAAGGTTCTAGAGATGCAATGTATCTATCTAAACTAAACCCAATCGCAAGATTCCCGGCAGAGGGTGTTGTAGTATTTGGACAAAAAACATTAAGTCCAAGTGCATCAGCATTAGATAGAGTTAACGTAGCAAGACTCACAGCTTATTTAAGAGAACGTTTGCCGTAATAGCAAGACCTTTCTTGTTTGAAGCAAATGATGAAACTACAAGAACTAATGCAAAAGCAACATTTGATGGATTTATGGGTGGTGTATTACAAACTAGAGGAGTTTATGACTTCGCAGTAGTATGTGATGAAACAAACAATACTCCAGCAAGAATTGATGCTAATGAATTTTGGATTGACGTGGCAATTGAGCCAACTAAATCAGCAGAGTTCATTTACATTCCAATTAGAATTGTAAATACTGGCGAATTAAGCTAATATCTTGTATTATCTACAGTAAGATACGAATAAGGGCTACTTTTTAAAAGTAGCCTTTATTTTTTTTGTCTAATATGATAAATACAATATATAGAAAAACTTTAAAGTTTTTCTAGTAGAAGAAAAACTTATACAGTTTACAAGGAGAAAATATAATGGCTGTAACACAACAATTTGGCGTACCAGACGCAAACGGCGCCCATGCTACATTAATGCCAAAATTACAATATCGCTTTAGAGTGACATTTAGTAATCTTGGGTTGGCAACAGGTGCTAACACTAATACTACTACACAAAACGTTATTAGTGTAGGTCGTCCTTCATTAACACATGAAGAAGTAATTATTGATTCATACAACTCTAAAACTTATCTAGCAGGTAAGCATACATGGGAACCAATTACATTGGTAATGCGTGATGATATGAATTCACATGTTATTAAAGCAATTGGTAATCAATTACAAGAGCAAATGGATCACACTTCTCAAGGAGCACTTGCACCTGATCAAGCACACGCAGGTAATGTGTATAAATTCAATATGAAAATTGAAACCCTAGATGGCACAGCTAAAGCTGATCCATATGATACATGGGAATTAGCTGGATGTTACTTATCAAACGTTCAGTATGGTGATTTAAACTATGGCACAAGTGATTTAGTGCAAGTAACAGCAACTATCCGTTATGACAATGCTAGTAACAAGATAACTGGTACTAACACTGAAGCTGATACCTTATCAAAAGCAGCACCTGAATAAGCATAAGCAGTAAGATTTCAAATCTTACTGCAATTGTTTAGTTTAAGGGAGGTAACGTCAATGAGATTTAACAAAGCGTATGACCTATACAATCAAGGTCAAACAGTTGAGATTACGAAAGGTGTGCCGAGGAGCAAATACGTATTCACGGCCAGCCTTAGTCATATCGGAACAACTGGCACCGCACTTGAAACATTAAATCTAGATAAAATAGCAAGCGTTACAATGCCAGGATGGAGTTCGGCGTCAACTACATTGAACTCTTACAACCGTAAAAGAGTTGTTCAAACTAATTACGATTATTCACCAATTACACTCGTCGCGTATGATACAAGAGACCCAGCAGCCATTGAGTCTTTTCTCAAAAATTATTCAAACTATTATTACGCAGGACCAATGAATGTTAATAATCAATTAGATCATATAGCAAGCTCAAAAGGTTTTAAATTACAAGAAAGCCGTAATTTTATTAAAACATTAGACATAGTAAGAATGGGAAGTAAAACTGATATAAACAATATAACAATTTACAACCCATTCATTACTGACATACAAGCAGATAATTTAGATTATTCAGATAGCCAACTAGTTCAATACAGATTGACTTTCGTATACGAAGGCTTTGACATTAGATCTACAAATTCAGGACAGTAACTTATGCCTAAATACATGCAAGGCATATATGAGGTTTCTAATCCAGGTAAATACTTAGGTAAAAAAGCACCACGTTATAGAAGTGGATGGGAACTAGCAGTATTTCGCATGTGTGATAATCATCCAGCCGTATTGGGTTGGGGAAGTGAAACACACAGAATTCCATATAAAAATCCACTTACAGGAAAACAAACAGTTTATGTTCCTGATATACTAATGGTATACAAGGATGCAAAAGGTGGAAACCACGCAGAGATGGTTGAAATAAAACCAGCAAAGCAAACATTAGGTGAAGCTAAAACGCAAGTAGATAAAGCACAGGCAGTTGTTAATCATGCTAAATGGACAGCCGCTAAAGCATGGTGTAAGCAACAAGGAATGGGTTTTAGAGTAATAACCGAAAATCAAATTTTTAATAAACCTACTCGTTCTAAAAAGAGGAAGAAATGACAAAAAAATTAGAAGAAGAATTTAACTTACCGTCTATTGAAGAATTAATGCCAGATATTGAACCTGAGGAAGAAACAGAACCAACTGTAGAAGAAACTCAAAACGAAATAGTTAAATATAAAGATGATTTAAGCATTGCAGAACGTGCCGATGCAGCACTTCCTATGGTAACAGGAATGGAAGAGCTCGACAGAGAAATGGATGCATATGCATCAAAGGCTATGGCAACATTTGATGATTTAGTAGATTTAGGTAGAAATGTAGAAGATAGACATGCTGCACCAATATTTGATAGTGCAAGTAAAATGCTGGCAGCCGCATTACAGGCCAAACAAGCTAAAATGGACAAAAAAAATGAAAATGATTGAACTACAAATGCGTCAACAACGAATACAGCAAGAAGAAAAGAAAACTGATGCATATGTAAAAGATAAACTAGGAACTGATGATGATACTGAAGAAGCAACAGGACGTATTATTGGTGATAGATCAGAGTTATTAGCTGAAATCATGACTAAAATGAAGAATGATGATAAATAGTATTATGGAGAAGACATTATGAAATCATTTACACAATATCTAGCAGAATCAAATAAGACTTGGAAATTCTGCATTAAAACAGTTCATCAATTAACAGATGAGCAATGTGATCGCATAGAGAACCACTTAATGAAATATGACTCTAAAGGACTTAGTGGTGAGAAGAAAACAATCCTACAAAGCACACCTAGAGACTT